TACATCATTGTACACCTTGGAGAGGTTTAAATGTTTTATTACGTGCTATGCAAGAAATTGAAAACCCTAATATAAAATTAGATGTTTATAGTTCATGTAAAGTTTACGGATCTGAATTTGAAAAAAACACTGAAAAAGATTTTGAAGCACTATACGAACAAGCTAGAAAATTACCCAACGTAAATTATATTGGTTATAAACCAAATGAATATATTAGAGAAGTAATGCCTAGCTATGATATGTTTGTATATCCATCTATATTTGAAGAAACATCATGTGCGTCAGCACTTGAAGCATTAGCTTCTGGTGTACATGTTATTACTAATAACTTTGGAGCTTTGTATGAAACATGTGCAGAGTGGCCTGTATACATTAATTACTCAACAAATTATGAACAAATGGCACAAGATACTGCAGGAGCAATTAATATAGCTGCTGATTATTTACACGAGGGTTTCATGCAAGACCACCTAGAGGAACAACAAAAGTTTTATAAAAGATTTTATAATTGGCAAAAAAAGGGTATGGAATGGACAAACTTTCTGAAAGGAGCTTTGAATGAAAGAAACAATAAATGAGGATACTTACCAAACACTTAAAGAAGTTGAGGTAACCTCATACGAAAAAGCCACTATCCCTATGTGGAAACCGGACACCGGACAAAAAGAAACAAAGAAAGTAGTTAAATCAAAATACAGCCTAATGATTTGCACACCTTGTCATAGTGATGTGACTATGCATTACACACAAGCTCTTTTAGAATTACAACAACTTTGTATTAAAAAAGGAATTAAAATAACATTTACTTTATTAAAATCATCTTTGGTAACACAAGGAAGAAACTTATGTACTTCGGCTTTTTTAGAATCTAGTTGTACACACATGTTATTTGTAGATTCGGATATATATTTTAGAGCAGACTCTATTATAAAAATGTTAGATCTGGATAAAGAATTAATATCTATTCCTTATCCTCTTAAGACAATGATGTGGGATAAGCTTTATAAAAAATGGAATGATGGTGAAGTAAAAAACCCTGGAGATATACACAGATGGTTAAATACTTACCCTATGAGAGTAGAGAACCCTGAGAATATAAAACTAGATAACGGTGTTATGGAAGTTACACATAGTCCTACGGGATGTATGATGATCAACAGAAGCGTGTTTGACAAGATGATTGAAAAATATCCAGATAAAAACATAGTTCAAAAGACAGTAATAAACGGTGAGTATGTAGATAGACCTAATCTATGGAACTTTTTTGATTGTATACATGACCCTGAAACAAAGACTTATATGGGTGAAGATTTCTCATTCTGTAAGCTATGGAAAGACATTGGTGGTAAATGCTATGTATATGTTAATGACCCAATCATCCATGTAGGAGAACACCAATACGAAGGTTGTTTTCTTGATGAGTTGAAACTAGCTAAGTAAAATGGTATTATCTTAACTTTAAGATCTTAAAAGGAGAATATATTTAATGCTACAATTTTTACCCTACGCAATGGCCGCTTACGGTGGTTACAAAGGATATAAAGGAGCAAAAGATTCAGGAGCGTCAGGACTTGGAAGAATACTTGGTGGTATTACTGGAGCTTACACAGGTTATACTTTAGGTTCTACAGGATTATCCATGGCACCTAACTCAGCAGCAGCAACAAAATTTGCAGCAAGTCAACCAGCTTTCTTAGCTAACATGCCTGGAGCATACAATCCAGCAACTAGTTCACCCCATCCTTTAGAAATGCCAACAGGAGGAGAACAACAAGGTGGAAGTCTTTTAGATATTTTAAAAAGACAAAAAGAAGGTGCTCCTGCAGGTACATTAGAATACAGCCCAGGAAAAGTTTCTGCTGCAATAGCTGCAGCTACTTACGGTCTAGGTGCTTTCGATCAACAACCTACAGATATTTATATGCCTGGTTACAATATGAATTATTTAAATATGAGAGATCAGAGACCTGGATACACTTACATCGATCCAACTACAGGTGAAGAAAAAGCTTATGAAAAAGTTTATGCACCTGAAGAAGCAGGTAAAGATGATCCACGAATGGGCCCATACTCATTAGTCAAACAAGGATTAAGAACAGGTGGTTTAGCTGAAATAAAAAAATTTAACGAAGGTGGTATTAACTATCTTCCATCAAAAGTTTCTCATGATGAAAACGATGCAAACAATTATGTTAGAGCATCGGGTTATGTAGAAGACGGAGCAGGCGTAGGAGACAAAGACGAGGATACAATGTTAGCTCAATTAGCAGACGGTGAGTTTGTAACAAGAGCAGATGGAGTATTAGGTGCTGGAATCATAGCTGGAGCTAATCCAAGTAGCATGAAAGACATGCGAGAAAAAGGTGCCCAATATTTCTATGAACAACAAAAAAGATACAAGCGTGTATTTGATTTATTACAGGATGGAAATGGCAACAGCAAACAAAAAACAAATTAAACCTTTAGTTAGTATTCTACCTTTAGAGCCTAAGGATATAGAAAGATTTTGGCCATTAGCTGAGTTTATGGTTTCAGAAGCTTTAGCGTTTTCAGGTAAATATGCTGATTCAGCTTGGGTAATGAATGAGTTAAAAAAAGATTTAATGCAATGTTGGATAATGTTTGGATCAGATGAGTCAGAAGAAAATAAAGTATTTGGTATTTGTGTTGGTAGAATTGGTATTATGCCAAACTATAATCAATATGAGATTGTAATATGCACAGGTAAAAGAAGAGAATTATGGGAAGATAATTTAATAACAGCAGTAACAGATTTTGCAAAAATAAATAAATGTAAAAGAATGAGTATAATGGCCAGACCTGGATGGGAAAAAGTTTCCAAAAAATGGGGATGGCAAAAGAAACATGTGCAACTAGAGAAATGGATATAATATGAGTTTTTTCGGAGGAGGAGGAGGTGGATCAGCTCCACCATCAACAACAACTAATTACGTAAGAGAAGCACCCGGTATAGAAGAACGTAAGATAGAGTTGATGGACATTGCGAGACAAGTCGCACAACAACCTATTAATTTACCTGACTATCAAGTAGCTGGTTTAGGTTCTTTAGAACAACAAGGTATGAGTAATATTCAATCTGGAATAGGTGCTCCAACAGTACAAGCCGGGATTAATTCAGTACAAGCAGCGTCTGCTCCGATTGGTGCAGCGCAAATAAATCAATATTTAAATCCATATCAAAGTTATGTGACAAACGAAATTGGTAGACAAGCACAAATAATGGGGAATCAACTTGGATCTAAAGCTATCGGAGCAGGAGCTTTTGGTGGCGGAAGAGAAGGTGTTCAACAAGCAGAACTTCAAGGTAGAGCTTTAACTGCTATGGGTACAGCACAGCAACAAGGTTTTAATACAGCCTTATCAGCAGCACAGAATCAACAAAGAGTTGGTTTACAAGGTGGACAACTTATGGGTCAACTAGGTTTAGGCCAACAACAGATGGCTCAAGCAGATGTTAATCAACTTATGGCTGCAGGTGGTGTTCAAAGACAACTTGCTCAGTCAGCACTTGATGCGCAAAGACAATCTACTTTACAACAACAGTATGAACCATATCAAAGAGCAGAATTCTTAGCTAACTTATATGCTGCAGGTCCTAAATCACAATCAGGAATTACTATGGGAACTGCACCAAGCACAAGTCCGTTAGCCCAAGCTGTAGGTACGGGTATAGGAGCGTTCACAGCATTCCAAGGTGTTAAACCAACCGGACAGGCATAGGAGTTTATATGTCACTTAATAAAGTTTTAAACAGACCTATGTTTAGAAAAGAGGCACTTAGAAAAGGTGTGCTTAAAACTATTAATGCAAATACAGGTGTTATGGTTGGCCAACCGTACACTTCAGCACCAGTTCCAGCAATTAGAAAACCACCTACTGCTTTTGAAAGATTTAAAGTAAGTGGACCTGTAAGAGGAATAAAAAGTTTGGGAAGACAAACTGTAAATCCTGCTATACTTGGTGGTTATTATGCAGGTGATAAAGTTGCACAAGGTTTGGGTATTGAAAGTCCAGTAGGACGAATGGGATTTGGGTTAGGTGGAAGTTATGCAGCAGCAAGGATGTTACCTGCTGTAGCAGGTTTAGGTACTTTACCAAGCCTTGCTATCTTAGGAACTGCTTACGGAGGAAAAAAATTATACGATGCAGGTGTAAAAGAAAGAGCAAGAATTAATGCTATGAGTCCTGCAGAAAGAAAAGCCTTTGAAATAGAACAAAGAAACGCTGCCACTGATTATATGAATGTATCAGACGAAGAATTATTTGGTAAGTTTGTACCAAAAGCACCTGAACCAATTGACACAAAAAAGTCAGCAGCTGCACCTAAAGAAGGACCAGGTTCGGGAAGACCCAGTATGAGAGTTAAATCAAAAGAACTAAAAGCGGAAGGCGACCCACTGCTACAGGACAACGTAGCTAATTCAGAGGACATAGCAGATTTAGATGCAGTGCAAGAAAATGCTGTAAACATAGACAGTACAGGAATGCCACCAGGACCTCCAGGTAGTACAGACACTTTACCTACTAAAGTAGTAGATAAGGATATGCCTGAAGCTGAAAAGAAAAATATTGAAACAGAAAATAAAAAACAAGGCGATAATGAAATTGCTTTAGGTGGTCCATCGGACGATGTAGAGTTTAATAAAACAATAGCACTTGCTAAAAGATACCAAGAAGAAGTATTTAAAGGTGAAGGTTCACAAGCTAAATTAGTATTTTTAGCTAATCTTGCTTCAGGATTATTAACCGGTACTACAAGAAATTCAGGTATTGGTGGAGCACTTGAAGTATTTGGTCAAGCTTTAGGCCCTGCAGTTAATAACTACGCAACAATAAAATTAAAAGAAGGTGAGCTTAGAGCTCGAAACAGAGAAGCATCACTAAATGCTGCAGTAGATCATATGAAATTTGTAAATGAAAATACTGTAGAAGAAAGTCCTGATAGAACAGGAGGAATAATTCAAATCAGAGGAGCTGATGGTAGGTTAAGAAATTATAAAGGTTACACTTTAAAAGACGGAACAAAACAAATAGCAGCAGGCATTGGACCAGATGGTAGAGAAATGTTTGTACCTGTATCACAAGGAGCACCGATTGCTGATAGCAATGGTCAACTTATTGGTCAGTATGAAAACTTCTTAGAACAAAATAGCGTAGACAAAAGATTATTTGATATTCAAGATGTACTTGGAAATAGATATAATGCATTATCTGTAACAAGAGATGTATTAAGAACATTAAACCAAATGGATGAGTCTGGCGAACAAGTTAAAGCCGGTGCTGCATTATCTATTGATCAATTTACTAGAAGGTTAAGTGGTGTTGCAAAAGAAGTATTAGGATTTGAAGTATCGGGACTGTCTTTAGATGCATTAGAGCAAAAAGTAGCTGAACTTCAAGCAGATGAATATGCTGCAATAGATAGAGATCCTGATTTAAGTGAAGAAGGTAAAGAGGCGGCTAAGAAAAATTTAGATAGTAAAAATTTAATTAAACAAGCTAAAGCTAGATTAAATAAGAGAGGAATGCTTTCTGGACTATCGAGAGAAGAACAAGAAAAACTTGCAGTACAAGAAGTTACACTAACCTATGCACTAGCAAATACATTTAAAGATCAAGATAGATTAACACAAAGAGATGTTAACGCTGCTAAAGAAATTGTAAATATATTTTCACTTGGTAGATCTTCTAAAGACGTTAAAGCATCTATTCAAGCAATTGGAAGACAGCTTGAATCAGATATTAGAAGACAAGAAAGTTTATATACAGTAGCAGGTGGATTAGAAACTACTCTAAAAGATTTAAGAAGACTAAAAAACTTTGAAGTATTTGAAGGTGAAGGCGGAGTTGCTTCTCAATTAGCAGAGGATTTAAGTATAGAGGAAATAGAAAATATTATTGAAGGGATAAACTAATGGCTTCCTTAAAAGAAATTCAAGATCAAATTAACAACAATACTTTTGATCCTAATAAATTAAACGCAAGACAAAAAAAAGCAGTTGATGAAGCTATAAAAAGAGGACTAATCACTGGTCCTTCTATGTCAGAATTACAATCACAAAGAGCAGGTGCAGCAAAAGATGTAGCAACAATAGATGCTGCAGTTAAAAATCCTATTGGTGTTAGATTACAACAAGAAGGAAGTTCTCTAGATGGTAGATCAGAAGCAGTGCTTGCTGGAGATCTTATAGGATCAATTACACCTTATGTTGCAATGAGAAAGAAAATATTTAGTGCAGCTAAATCAAAAGTACCAGGAGATAAATCAACAGGTTTGTTTGCTAGAACTAAAATGTTTAGCAACTTTGCAGACAAACTTACAACAAGACTACCAGGACGATTTAAATTATTAGGTGGCCTTACAAAATTACTTGCAAAGGTAGCAGATCCAACTGTTGGTAGAGTATTAGCAAGTCCACTTGGAAGAGCAGAAGTATACTCTGTATTAGGTGGTACTGCAGGAGCAGGCGCAGGTTCAGTTACTTATGACATGTTGAATGAAACTGTTGGAGTTGCTGCGATGGATGCAATAGCATCGGACATGGAAAACATGAGCCCAAAAGAAGTCAACACAGATATGATGGCTAACGCTGCAGACTCTATGTTTACAGCTTTAGCATGGAACGCTGGTGCCGCAGCATTGACACCGGTTATTACAAAAGGTTTAGGTAAAGTTGGAAGATTAATGATTGGTGCTAAATCAAAAGATGCAAAACAATTAGTTAACATTGCAAGAGACAAAGGTTTACCACTTCCTATGGTAATGACTGCACAAGAAGGTACAGGTCTTCTTGGTGGTTTTGCAGCTAAGTATTTTAAGGTACTTGGTATCATGCCTTTTATTAATGGTATTGGTAAAGAGGCTTTACAAGGTGCTGAACAAGCAGCAGGAAAAGAATATTTAAATAACTCTGTATTAAATTATGGGCCACTTATAAAGACAGGTATGCTATCGGCTACTATTTGGAAACAAGCAGATGAAGCGTTTAAACAAAATTCTAATTTAATTAACGCTAGTTACAAAGCTTTTGATACTTTAGCTGATACGATAGGTAACCCTAAAGTTATTCCTACAGGACATGTTAAAAAAATGGCTGGTGATTATGTTGATGAATTAGCAATGCAATTTCCTGGTTTAAGAGGATATGCTCAGGATAAATTAGGAGACGTACCTTTAAAAGATTTACAGAAACTTCAGGGAACAGGAGATCCACTTGCATTATTTTTTAGATACATGAACGCAGTTGATGATTTTGTAACTCCAAAAGAATATAAAGGTATGATTACAACTTTAAATAGAGCAATACAAACTACAGGATATGAAAACATAAGACCTACGCTTTGGTCTATTAGGGAAGCGTTAGAAAATGATTTAAATTCATTTGGTGCAAACATAACAAAAGAGACTTTTTTAAAAGATGACACAGTCAAAGCGGCATATGAAACACTAAAGAAAACAAATCCTGCTGCTGCAGAAGCAGATATGGCCCTTAAGATAAAATCTTCTGAAGGTTTAAGAGATAAACTTTATGGTGCGAATGATACATTCTCTACATTAATGAACTTTTATCAAAGAGCTAATGCTACAAAAGTATTTAGAGATTACAATGCAACAACATTTACTAACAAAGCTTTAGCTGGAATCGGTGGAATGGAAAAGAAAAAATCACAAAGATTCTTTAATGATTTAGCTAATGATGTATTTACACGTGGAGACCCTACTGCAATCAAACAATTTAGACAATTATTAGGTGCTGATAAAATAGTATCTAAGAAAACTGGTAAAGCAATAGGAGTTACAAAAGGTGGTGGTGAAGGATTATTTAATGCTGCAAAAGCTAGATGGATGTTTAATTCATTCTATAAAGGTTTTGATTCAGCTTCATCTCCTGCAGGTAGAACAATGATTGATGAAATTATGAACGAGTCTACTGTTAGAGCTGGTATTAATGGAACAGTAGATGTTATGGAATCAATGGTTCAAAAAGGAGATGTTGTAGATTTTAGTTTAGACAAAGTTAAAACAGGTAATAATATATTTGATGCAACAAAAATAAGATTTAGTCCTAAAGATACATCAGGATTTAACATCAATAAATTTATGAGAGAGCTTGGAATTGCTGATCCAACTGATGATGTAGCAAAAGAAAAAATGATATCCATACTTGGTGGTAGAGGACAAGCAAAAGAATTTGAAAAGTTTTTAACTTATATGAAAGCAGTATCAGATACTCCTATTGCGGATACATCTACTTTCATGCAAAGAAGATTACAATTAGGTGGACTTAATTCATTTACAGGAGCGTTAGTTCTTGGAGGTTCTGCAGCTGTTAATCCATTTGCACCAGCATTATTTATTTTACTAGGGAGACGTGCAGGTCAAATACTTACAGACCCTATAGCTATGAGAGCTTTTAATGATGCATTAAACCCTGACGAACAAATTAGATTATTAATGGGTAAAAAAGTTGGTGATGGTGTACCAGGAGTTTTAGGTATTGGAAGAAGATACTTTAAAGGTAGAGATATTCAAACAGCAGCTAACATTTTAAAATCGCCAGGAGTTGTTGGTAGATTAGGTCTTACACAAAAAAGAGAAGCTTTTGCAAGATTAGTTAACTATTTAAATGAGAGTGATGCTGATGTTCCAAGAGTAGATCCTAAAACTGTTACACCAGAAGAAATTACTGAAAGAATGGGACAACTAGAAGCAAAAGTTCCAGCACCTAACTATAACGAAGATACAATTCCTAAAAACAATTTTGAAACTATGTTTGCACAAGACTATTCAGGAAGCTCTGGTAACTTACAAACAGACACTAACGCTGTAACAATGTTATCTACAGCTACACAGAATGAAGCTATGGTTGATGCTGAAGAAGCACCAGTTGAAGCTGAGGAAAAAATGATTATGGCTGACTTACAACTAGAAAATCCTACAGCTCAAGCGCCTGTAGCACCAGTACCACCGGCTACCGGACAAGTAAATCCACAACAATTCCAAGCACTGTTTCCTAACGATCCAACAGGAGCTGCAATAGCACAAAGAGGAGTTAGACGTGGCTAGAAAATCTGCAATCGATCGAATAGATAATCACGAAAAGATTTGTAGATTAATGCAAAGACAAACATTCGAACGTATTGACAGAATGGAAACTAGAATAGCTAGAATGGAAAAATGGATAATAGGTGGGTGTGTTGCAGTAGTTTTAGCTGTACTTTCAAACCACATGTAGTATTAACTACAAATGAAATTAGTTAGGAAATATCCTTACAAACACTACAATAGATTCTCAGACACAACAGGACGTAAGTATTTAGTAGATAATATAAAAGTACCAAGTGTAACAACTATACTTTCTGCTACTAAAGATAAACGTTTTCTAGATAATTGGAGACGTAAAGTTGGAGATGCAGAGGCCGATAGAATTATGAATCAAGCATCAGCAATCGGAACTGAGATGCACCAGGTGCTTGAATATCATTTAACTGGTCAAGGTTATTACAACGCTACTGAAGAAGGTACTAAACCTAGAATGATGGCCAAGACTATTTTAGATAATATTAAAATAGATGAGGTGTGGGGTAATGAAATAAGTTTAGAATATGAAAACAAATTTGCAGGTACAGCAGATTTATCTTGTGTTGCTTACGGGAAACCGAGCATCGTAGACTGGAAACAATCAAACAGACCTAAAAAAGAAGAGTGGGTTGAAGATTATAAATATCAACTAGGTGCATACTATCTAGCTCATACAAAAAATTATGGACCAATTGAACAAGGAGTAATATCTATTTGTACAAGAGATCTTCAATACCAAGAATTCCGATTAAATGAGTCGGATTTAAAAGAGTATGGAGATAAGTTTTTAGAAAGAGTAGAGCAGTTTAACAAACTTACAGCAACCAGCTCTTAAGATCTTCTTCACCTAAAGTTTTAGCAGCGATTTGACCTTTACTAGTAAGAGATTTCATTATAGCTTCATCTAATGTACCCCTGGCTACAATATCAATATAAACAACAGTGCCTTTTTGGCCCAATCTATGAGCACGGTCTTCTGATTGCATTCGGACTTCTAAATTATAATTATTAGAAAAATATATCACTGTATTACAGGCAGTAAGCGTAAGCCCAAAACCTCCTGTAGTTGGGTTAGCAACTAGGAATCTTGTTTTATCATCTTCTTGAATTCTTTTGACAGCATCTTGTCTATCTTCAACATCAACAGCACCATAAATACATACGGTTGAATCCTCTCCGTATTTTTTAGTTAAGAAGTCTTTGATCTCATGAATGTTATATAAATAGTTAGCCCAGATAATTACTTTACCATCTGTTTCTTCAAGTATTTCATCTAAAGCATTTAACTTAGACTTATGTAATTCCATGATCTCACCATCATCATTTTTTGTAAAACCATTACACACCTGGTGGAGTTTAATAATCTCAGTAAGTTTATTTGAGAAAGATATCGTACTGTCTTCAACAATAGCTAAGGCATGGTGTTTTAATCGTTCATAGATTTTCTTACCATCACCTTCTAGTTCTATGTACCTTTTAGATCTAACTTTAGGTTTAAGGTCTAAACATTGGTCCTTACGAATCCTGGTCGCAAAAGACTTCATCTTCTCTTCTAACTCATCTAATCTTTTGTAGTATTTAGGTATAGAAATATATCTACCCGAACCAACCGGTATATCGGTCATCTCAGCATACCTATTCCTAAATGCTAAATAACTATGAAAACCTAATAATTCTGGACTTAAGAACGCACATTGTGTAAATAGATCTAATGGAGATTTTGTTATTGGGGATCCTGTTAGTATACGCTTTATATGGGATACTTTGGATAGTGATAAAATGTTTTTTGTTCTTTTTGCTGATCGGTTTTTTATTGTGGTTGATTCATCCAGTGCTACAAAATTTAATTTATTTTTAAGTAAGTATTCTACACAAGCTTGGTAGCCTCTTTTAGTAGATAAAGCTTCAACATTAATTAAAAATATTTTTAAGTCTGGTGATTCGTCCATCTTAAAATAATCTTTTGGTTTATCTATATTCCATTTATAAATTTTATATTTTAGAACGTCAGGCATATGAGTTTCTATCTCAGACTCCCAGTTTGTATAAACTGATTTAGGTGCAATAATTAAAACACTAGTTATTTTTCTTTGAAGATAAAGATAAGCAATATTATCTATAGTTACTTTAGTTTTGCCTGTACCCATTTCCATAAAATAAGCCCATTCAGTTTTTTCAGCTGAATCGTTTAGAGCATTCCGTTGGTGCTCATACGGCTTGGTCTTATAGGGGTATTTCCACATCTTGAAAGTTTTTATATTTTTTTCTTGCAAAGATCAAATGAATAATTTAAGACCCCATCAGGAGGAAAATATGGAAAAATTAGATATTGAAAAGATGTCTAAAATAGATCTTAGCCAAGATAGTGTTAAGTCTATTTCAGAAAAGTGTAACGACTACAATAAATTAAAAAAACAAATTGAAAAAGACGAGGAAAGTCTTTCTCTTCTAAAGCATAAAGCTAGAGATATGGAAGAGAGAATAATTCCAGAGATGATGCAGGAAGCAGGTGTATCTTTGTTGAAATTAAGTGATGGTTCTACTGTTGAAGTAAAACCATTCTATGCAGCAAAAATTCCTGAGTCACGTGTTGATGAGGCTTTCAGTTGGTTAAGGGGTAAGGGGTTCGAAGACATAATCAAGAACACTGTCACCGCTTCATTCAATAGAGGTCAAGACAACCAAGTCTCTGAATTGATAAAGGTCTGTGAAGAACATGGATTCAACTATAATAAAAAAGAAAAAGTTGAACCTATGACTCTTAAGGCTTTTGTTAAAGAGCAAGTTGAAGCTGGTAAGGAATTACCCTTTGATTTGTTCGGTGTATACATCGCAAATAAAACGAAAATAACTAACAAATAATAGGTAATAATATGAAGATAAAAGACGAACAATCGAACGAAGTAGCGATTAAAAAAGAAGCAGGAGCAGTTGCAAATATTGATTTAGAGCAATTTGCTGATGCTGGATTTGATAATGTAGATTCCAAGAGTTTAGCATTACCATTTCTTAAAGTTCTAGGACAGTTGTCACCACAAGTAACGCAAGGTGATAGTCAGTTTAATCCTGAAGCAAGACCTGGAATGATCTACAACACCGTAACAGATGAACTTTATGATGGCGCAGGAGGTATAACAGTTATCCCTTGTTATTATAAATTAGAATACATTGAGTGGAGAGACAGAGAAAAAGGTGCTGTTGCTCCTGTAAATGTATATGCATCTGATTCGGATATCATGACTAAAACTACCAGAGGTGACGATGGTAAGGATAGGCTTGAGAATGGTAATTACATTGAAGAGACAGCTTCTCACTACGTTATGATAGTGCAAGAGGACAAATCTTCTACAGCTATGATTACTATGAAATCTACTCAAAGAAAGAAATCCAAAAAATGGAATTCAATGATGATGTCTTTGAGACAGAAAAGAAAAGACGGTAAAGGTTTCTTTAGACCTGCACCATTCACTCAGCAGTACACACTTAAAACTGTTTTAGAAAAAAACAATTTAGGTTCTTGGTACGGTTGGGAGATAGAACACTTGGGTACAGTGGAGAGCGAAGATACAATCAAAGCAGCTTATGAGTTTTACGAATCATGTAAAAAAGGTGCTGTCAGAGTTAACCACGGTAAAGAAGAACAAGTAGAAAAAACTCCATTCTAGTATGGACATACTTGACAACACCCTGGAAGAGTTTGTAGAACTCTTCCAGGGCTCTGCTACATATTTTGGTGCTTCCAGACCATTAGGACAAACAAGAAGTCGTGATGGTAAGCAAGAATTTAAACATTGGGTCGAACCTAGGCCTATGACCAGGGAAGATTGGTTAGAACATTTAAAAGGAGAAAAATACTATGGAAGCGTTCCCATTCGAGATGATAATACATGCAGTTGGGGGGTCATCGATGTTGATCGTTATAATATACAGCATAAGGACGTTATATCGGTTATACGGAAAAGGAAATACCCACTCATCCCATTCAGATCAAAATCCAACGGACTCCATTTAGTTTTATTTATTGATGGTGTAGTTCCTGCATCTTCAATGCGTAAAAAATTAATTGAACTTGCATCCGATCTAGGTGTAAATGATACAACAACAGATATTTATCCTGCACAGGATGAAGTAGATCTTACACCCGAAGATTGGAATAAAAAAAGAAAAGGTAATTTTGTAAATCTGCCATATCAAAAAGCACACTTAACTACAAGAGTGGCTATGGATAATGATGGTAATTCTATTAAGCTTGAGAACTTATATAAGTTTGTAGCGGACTATAGATTAAATCCTAAAGAGTTTAATAAACTTAAAATATTTCAAGACGATGAAACAAAAGACTACCCACCTTGCGTAGTTAACTTTATGAAAAACAAAGTTCAAAAAGGTGAAGGTCGTAATGATGCAATGTTCAACGTAGCTGTATTAGCAAAAAAAATTAATGCAGATCCAGTTATGTACGAGGATTGGACTAGAAATTTAATGACTAAAGTATGTTCTGAACCACTACACCCGCAGGAGTTAAATAATATATTTAAGGGTGTTGAGAACAAAGAGTATGCTTATAAATGTAAAACATCTATTGCTAGAATGCATTGTTCATCAAGCACATGTTTAAGACGTAAGCATGGTATTGGAACTAATGAAGCTTTGCCTGAGGTTGGTAAGCTTTTAAAAGTAAACTCTTATCCAGAACCTTATTGGATTTTACCTATACAAGGTAAATCAATTAGACTTTCAACAAAACAATTATACCAACAGCAACTGTTGGGAGAACAACTATTAAATTATGATATAGTTTGGAGATCTTTAAAACCAACTAAACGTGATCCAGATCCATACAGAGATTGGTTAGAAGAGTTAGTATCTAACAAACAAGACATGGAAGGTTTTGATGCAGGTGAAGAGCGAGAAGATGTATTCAATTCTAGGATGACTAGGTTTCTTGAAGATGTTGAGGATACTACTGAGTTTGATCAAATAGATTCTGGTAATATCTGGAGAGATGAGAATGAAATGAGATTTAAATTAGAAACATTTAGATCATTTATGAAAAAGGTTGGTTACAACTGGAATGAAAAAGAATGCACGAGATTTTTAGAACAAGGAAAAGCTTTACCTAAAAAGAAATTTCAAAACATTAGCAGTAGGCATTGGGTTGTAGCATTACCAAAACAAACAGAGCATAAAAATAAAGATGTCAAATTCGTTAAAGCAACAGCTGCGTGGGAAGACAATTAAGATATTCGGGCCACCAGGTACAGGTAAGACAGAGAACCTTTTAAAGCGTGTTAAACGTTATTTAGAAAAAGGTTATTCTCCAGATGAGATATGTTACGTATCCTTTACAAATAAAGCTGTAAATGAATGTGTTGCAAGAGTTAGACAAAAGTTTAAAGGTTATGATGAAGATGCTTTTTCATATTTTAGAACACTACATTCTTTGGCCAGACAACAGTTTGCTGAAATTCCCGTATTAGATCCTAAAGCAGACCTGCTGATGTTTCATACACAATATGGCACTGTCAAGGTAGGCTACAAAGACACTTGGGATGATCAAAAAGTATATAATAATTGGTCCTTACAAATCTACGATCGAGCAAGAAACATGAAGGTAGATCCTGTGTGGCTTTACAAACAGCAAACAAGAAAATCAGTTAGGCTACAACAATTCAAATCAATCATTGCAGGTTACGAAGAATTTAAAACTATGGAAATGGAGAATGGCCAACGGACAGCGGACAGATTAGATTTTACCGACATGGTGCAGAAGTTTGTTGATGATGGCCTTGTAGTTCCTTTTAGAGTTTTAATGGTAGATGAAGCTCAGGATCTGACACCTTTGCAGTGGGACATGGTAGTTAAAATGGCTCAAGCAGTAGAGAGAGTGTATATTGCAGGTGACGATGACCAGGCGATCTACGAATGGAATGGTGCTGATGTTAATTTGTTTCAAACCTTTCCTGGTAAATCATTGGTGTTAAAAAAATCTGTTAGGTTAAATAAGAACATACATTTCTTTTCTAAATGTTTATTGAATTCTATGGGTGATAATAGAATACCTAAAGAGTTTTATTCTAATGGTAAGGATGGATCTGTTCATAGATGGAATGGGTTAAAGAAAGTACCTTGGGATATGGACGGTAGTTGGATGGTGTTGGCTAGAATAAATGATGTAAAAAAAGAACTACAACAAGAGGCTAGGAATCTTGGCCTGTACTATCAAGACCAAAAAAATAATAAATCATTTGATCCTAATCAATTTTCAGCAATTAATTATTGGAAGAAAATTTGTGATGGGGGTAGTATTACTAGAGAAGAAGCTACAACAATGTACGAGTTTTTGTTAAACATAGACCACGGATACCGGTCACAGGACAGTAAGAAATGGAGTTTTGCACATCCGAATCAAGTGTTTACATTTGATGAATTACATTTAAGATGTGGTATGCGTGATGAAAAAGGTCCATGGAATCAAGTATTTAAAAGAAAATTTAAGGATAAAGATAAACAATATTTTCAGAAACTTATGAGTGAAGGTGTAGATCTAAGTCAACCACCAAAAATAATTATTGATACAATACATCAAGTTAAAGGTGGTGAAGCAGACAATGTTGTCCTGGCGAGCAAGTGTAACTTCCCCTCACACTTTGAAAAAAAGAATCTAGCAGAAAAAGTAAAAGAACTTAGAGTTTGGTATACAGGTGCAACAAGATCTAAAAGCACACTCCATCTGTTGGGTACTTATCATCAATATAATTTTCCATTAGGAAAATATTTTAAACAATACGAGGCTAACTATGTCAGATAAAGATATGTTTGATGAAGCATTCCCACAAGACAAACAAATTGGGGGATCCCATTACCAACAGTTTTTAATTCAACCCTGGACATTTATAAGAAAAAATGGTTTGAACCCTTTTCAAGCAAATGTAATAAAATATGTTTGTAGGTATTTAACCAAAGGTAAGACAATAGAAGATTTAGAAAAAATAAAACATTATTGCGATTTAGAAATAGAACATTTAAAAGATGCCAAAAAGAAAAAATAAATTAGTCATGTGTGAGCGTTGTGATGAAGTAGTTGCAGTAATTGTTCATGAATATAATTATTACTGTGCTGAATGTGCTTTGTTTGAATTAAACATACCTTATAAGAAAGCAATATCAATTGAAGATGCAAACCTAAGTAGGAAAAAACAATGACCCACCAATTAAATTTTATTTACAATGACTCGGATTGGATTTGTCCAAGTGAATATCCAGATTTATCAAAAGCAACTGAGATTGCAATTGACCTGGAGACTAAAGATCCAAACATAAAAACAAAAGGACCAGGGTGGGCAACATTTGATGGTCATATTGTAGGATTTGCTGTGGCTGCACTTGGTCAACAGTGGTACTTCCCGATAGCTCATGATGCTGGTGGGAATATGGATTTATCAATTACCTGCGCATGGATGCAAGACATTTTAAAAACAGATGCAACTAAAATATTTCACAATGCAAGTTATGATGTTGGTTGGTTACTTGTAAATGGATTTGAGATCAGAGGTAAGATAGTTGATACCATGATTGCTGCTGCAATCATCAATGAAAACAGATTTAGTTTTAGTTTAAATGCCTGCGCAAAAGATTATTTAGGTGAAATTAAAAATGAAACGTTTTTGAACGAAAAAGCCAAAGAATGGGGAATTGACCCAAAAGCTGACATGTGGAAGCTGCCTGCGGGCTACGTAGGCTTCTATGCTGAGCAAGATGCAGGGCTAACCTTACGTTTATGGCAAACGCTAAAAACAGAGCTATCTAAGCAGTCTCTACACGATGTGTGGGAAATGGAGATGGAATTATTGCCTATTTTGATAGATACTAGGCGTAGAGGAATAAGAGTTGACGAAGAGAAGGCATCTCTGTTAAAAAAAGAATTCAAACAAAAAGAGTCTGAGGTTTTATCAAGTATAAAATCTCAGACCACACTTGATGTAGACATCTGGGCAGCAAGAAGTGTAGCGCAAGTCTTTGATAGAATAGGTGTTGAGTATCCACGGACAGCGAAAACTGATGAACCAAGTTTTACCCAAAACTGGTTAGTAAACTGTGATAACCCGATAGCGCAACTAATAAGACAAGCAAGAGAAATAAATAAATTCCATTCAACATTTATAGATTCCATTCAACGTTATGTTCATAAGGGTAGAATACATTCTGAAATAAATCAATTAAGATCTGACCAAGGTGGTACTGTATCTGGAAGACTTTCATATTCAAATCCGAACTTACAACAAATTCCAGCTCGAAACAAAGAGTTTGGTGACAAAATTAGAAGCTTGTTTCTACCTGAAGAAGGTAGGCAATGGGGTAGTTTCGACTACTCACAACAGGAGCCTAGGCTTGTTGCTCACTACGCTGCATCGGTCAATGATAACTTTGAAGGTGCAGCGGAGTTCATCGAAGCTTATAAAAATGAGTCAGCTGACTTTCACCAGATCGTAGCAGACATGGCGGGGATTACACGATCACAGGCCAAAACTATTAACTTAGGTTTATTTTATGGTATGGGTAAAGCAAAATTAGGTAAAGAATTAGGTATTAATAAAGATCAAGCTGAAACGTTGTTAAGACAATATGGAGAAAGAGTTCCATTTGTTAAGAGATTAGCTACTGAAGTAACCAACAGTGCTTCAAAGTATGGGTTTATTCGGACAATAGGGGGCCGTAAATGCCGATTTGACATGTGGGAGCCCGCTACCTTCGGAATGAACAAAGCTATGCAGTACGAGGAGGCTAAGGCAATATATGGAAATAACATCAGGAGGGCTTTTACATACAAAGCTTTGAATAGATTGATCCAAGGATCTGCAGCAGACCAAACTAAACAGGCTATGATTAATTGTTACAAAGCAGGTTACAAACCACTATTACAAATTCATGATGAATTATGTTTTTCTATTAATGAAGAAAAAGATATTGCAGGTGTTAAAGAGATTATGGAAAACGCAATAGAAAATTTAAAAGTCCCATCAAAAGTAGATATTGCATTAGGAAAATCCTGGGGCGAGGCCAAAGAATAATTTAGAGCGCAGAAGTCTTAAGGTAAAAGTTTAATTTTTTTTTTAGCTAGGTTTAAACTTAACTAGCTATATCTAGAAGACCCTTTTTAGCGTCTTCAACACTCTGATCATTGATCTTTTTTCTAAGATCTTTGATTTTTATATCAATCCACTTCATATCAGTAGTCACTCTACCCTGAGCTAACGCTTGGTTGGCCCACTTTGACTCCAATTGAAGTTTTTCCGATATTAACTTTTGTAGCATTTCGGTCTACCTCCTCAAAGGTTAAGAAAAGGACATTGGGATCATGGAAACCAGGGCCTTCTCTCTCTGTTACGTCTCCTGAGTCAACCTTCTTTACAAAATCCTCAAGGACGGCCTTATCGTTCTTAGCCTCAAGCATCTCATCGACATATATATTTTTATAGTTTGCTTGGACGCGATATAGCTTCATGTGGTATTATATATCAAAATGTGACAAGATTGCAATACTAAGCAGAATTAAGACTTCTACACTCAAATCTAATGGCTAATTTTTCATTATTAATACGATCAAGACCATAATTTTCATCTTCTACCAGTAATTTAAGAGTTTTTTGAGATATTGCGTAACCTGCTATTGCACAATCGTAATGATTTGTGAACTGATAACCAGGAATGTGTGGATCTATGCATTTGCTGGTTATCATACTGCACAGATGTAAAACTAATATGAACTTCATAATCCTATATTATCCTAGCTTATTATTTACTTGCATATCCCATTAAAATGTTTATATAAATATACAGTAATAATTGTAACAAAGAGGAGGCCATATGGCAACAACAACAAAATGTGACTCACAGGTGTTTAAAGATTGGAGCACAAAAGTAGATGATATTTTATCACGGCTACCGAAAACTGATATCAGTGGTGAGCCGTTAGAGTATCAAGACGATGCGTACCAAGAAGTTATGAAGATGTTGCAGCAGTGTTCAATGAACTTTGAAGACATGCCTATTTATCCAATTAACGAAACCATTGCTAATAAACTTATACAAGATCAACAGAGAGGTGCCGATGAAAGACCTGATATTTAGTATGATGTTTATTGCATTACTAACCATTATCCCTGCAAAAGTTTTATTATTTATTTTTGCATCATTGGGATATTTAATGTTCTATTAACCAAGGAGGAAAAGATATGAACAAAGCAATACAAAACAAATTTTTTGAAACTACTGATTACAGTAAGTTCAAAAAGACTAGAGGTAACAGACCTGTAGATGAAGCACACGTGCAGCAACTTAAAAAGTTGATTCAAGAAAAAGATTTATACGATCCAATTCGTGTAAATAAAAATATGGAAGTCATTGATGGCCAACATACATTAGAAGCTAGAAAACAATTAGATCTAAAAATTCCATTTATTATTATGGACTCTGATGATCCATTAGATGTGGCTAGACTAAACACAGGTCGTAAGAACTGGTCTATGGAAAATTATTTAGATCAACACTGTGCAAGAAATAAAATGGACTACAGAATTTGTAGAAACAAAATGCAACAGTACGGAATCAATGTTGCAGAGATGGTAGTTCTATTATTAAAACAAACTTCACTGTGGTCAAGAATCAGTAATGATTTTAAAACAGGACGGTTTGTAATTCCTGCAGGAGGTATTGAGCATACAGATCGTATTGGATCTCAATTGATGCAACTTAAAAAATACTTCTATGGTATGGAGTCTCCAAAGAACAAAAGATTTAAACGTTCGATGGTGGTGTCTTATATTGTAGCTGACAAGCATCCTAAGTTTGATCACCGAAGATTTAAAACTGCTTGCAAGAGTAAGTCTTCATGGTTCTTAACGGGTACATCAACTGCAGATTATATTGCGATCATTGAGAGAATATATAACGCAGGACTAACTCAAAAAAATAAAATAAATTTAGTTGAGTTTTACAAAACTAAAGAGTATCAAGACAAATAGGAGAAACAATGGACGTAAACAAATGGAAATCAATTGCTGTTGATATCGAATCATACACAATTATTAGGGCCATGGGGGAGAATGGCCTTAGAAACCCAGGCAACATGATTAAAAAACTTGTATCTGACACTATTAAAAAGATAGCTAAGAAAGAAGGTGTTGCTGAAACTAAAATGAAAGAGAATTTACTGAACCAAGGAAAGAAACTCTTGAAGTAAGTGATAGACACTTAGATGTGCATCGGTTGGTGTTGGAAAGGGCCCGCGAGAGTGGGCCTTTTTTTTACTTGCAATCAAAATAGAATTAACTTATTAATTTAAATGTATTCCTAAGCCTAAATGAAATAAGTGGGGCTTTAAAACACTTTATTTTCACCGAACAATTAACACTCAATTTAACTTTAATTAAAAGGATATTTTGTGGGTAAAGCTATTAAGAAAAGTAGTGAAGAAGCATTGAACCAGGCGTTGGACAAGCTAGTGATGGTGTGTCCAAATAAAAAAACTTATGATGAGTTAACTAGTTTGATGTTTCAGTTGTATTGTGGAAATGACTTTGGTTTAGGAAATTTCAGTCTTTCTTTCCTTGATAAAATCGAGGATCGATGGCGATCAGGACGTAAAGCTGCAGCTCAGGCTAAAGGTTTAAAACTGGTCGTAACGAATGCTTAGCCACGGTGTCCATATTACATCCATATCTTTTCCCGCACCGTGGTTATGCAAATGCAAAAAGCACCTAGACTATTAAAACAATCAATAATTATGATGGAGATCATGTCCGGTGAAGATCGGATGTTCTACCTACAGCGTATGTGGGATTTGTATATTGATGTCTATGTTAGAACTCCTGCACGTGGCCGTGGACGTAAACGTAAAAATACTCCATTAGATCAGAAAAAAGCCTATGAACTGTGCTCCGAGCTTACTAAAATTTTTGGGCATTAAATTGAGCCTAGAGATTATAAAACCTAAATCTTACGCTGAACAAAGATTATTTCAGGCTATCCTGGTGCAGGCGTTAGAGGATGCAGTAAACCCTTCAGGATTTAAGAAGGAGACTTACCATAAACATGATTCTCATAAATGGTTTGTTAGTAATAGTAAAGATTTTCAAGACGTTTGTTGGGGAGCAGATATGGACCCAGATTTTGTAAGAGGAGAATACTTAAAATTAGTTGATAAGGGAAAAATACATTTTACTAAATTGCAGATGTCCTGGATTCGGTATCGTGATTTATATAAGAGGTATCGAGAATGTAATAGTAAGGAGGAGAGAAGAATTATTAAGAAACTTATCTTAAAAGAAAATTTAAAGAGATTAGCGTAGTCATGGGGGACGAATGAATTTAACTCCTGGAGGGAAAAACCAGAGAGCAATTATTGTTAGACCCCCAGGAGTTATTAACCAATGTTTATATGTGTAATTAAACACAAGACAAATGTACCAGAAAACCGGATACCGGACAATGGAAAAAATTCTACTATATAGATTATCTAGAGTAATTGAAAAAGAAAAGTGCCCAGGGGGTAAAAGAGGTGTCCCTGGTGTCCCTAAAGACTATTATTGGCTATATACAACAATTATAGACGATTTAATGGTGTCCCTATGGTGTCCCTATGGTGTCCCTCAGGGACACCACTCTTGCGGGAACGCAAACAGTTGGTTAATAGGAACTAGTCATTACTCTGAAATATCTATATAGTAAAAAATTATGTATAAGAAATTGAAGTTTTTGACAGATACAGGAAAGTTCCTTACTAAAGAAATTAGAGATGCTTATAAGTCTTATAGAACTAGTGCACCAAAAGGTAAAAAAACTGCTGATATTGTAAAAGATAGTAATGTAACAAGATCTGTTGCTAAAGCAGATGTTAAGTCTGGAATTAGTCAAGAATTAAAAAGCAAATTAAAATTTGAAAAAGATAAAACTAAAAGACGTTCTATTATTAGAGGTTTAAACAAATTAAAATAATGCCTGGTGGACTTAAAAAGAAATCATTAAGAACTGAATTAGATTTAACTCCTAAACAAAAGATGTTTGTTGAAATCTATGTAAAAGATTGGGGTTCTATTACACAAGCTGAAGCGTTGAAGCGTGCAGGTTATGTGTGCACTAATGAAAAAGATTATGGATCTGTTGCATCTAGAATGTTATCTAGAAAACACAGTCCTCATATAGCTAAATACTTTGATAAATTATTTGAGCGTGAAGTAAAAAAATACGAGAGTGACAACCTTAGAAGATATAAAAGGTTAGAAAGAATTGCTGACAAAGCAGAGAAAGAAAAACAATTTGCTGCTGCTATTAATGCTGAGTATAGATCTGGTCAATTGGCTGGAGCTTATGTTGATAGAAAAGAAGTAACAGTCAGTGGTTTGGAGGGTATGTCACGTGAGCAACTTGAAAAAAAGCTTGAGGAACTATCAAACAAGATCGATGGCTACAATGCCAAAACGATTACGATTGAATCCCAAGACGTTACAGCAATTGAAGAAAGTTAGTTGGTCTGAGTGGTTAGATGTTTTTAACCAAGTACATAACTCTACTATCACTACTTCAGTTGGTAAAATTAAGGTAGTGATTGATGATTAAGAAGAAACGACAACAATCTAAAATACTAAACTTTGATTTTAAAAATCTCGGTAACATAATTGATGATTATCCATTTGTGGAAATAGAGTGGCTGGATATCGAAGGTGATGCTGGCTGGTCTTCAACAAAAGATTTGCATAAAGAACAACTACCTGTATGTGTATCGAAAGGGTATTTGCTTAGCCAAAAAAAAGGAATTACAAGAATTTTTAGTGATTACATCAAGACCAAAGATAAGCCTACATTTGACAATATTGGTAATACAACTATTATTCCAACAGCAGTGATTAAATCAATCAGGAAGATAAAATTATAATTTACTTACTCAATCATGACTAATAAAAATGGGGAAACTAGGTTATGGCAAAAGGTAAAAAAAGGACTGACTAATTGCTTTCTAACACGCGTAGAATCTAGCACAATCAATGGTATTCCAGACATTCATGCAGTGATGTGTAATGAAGTATTTTGGATAGAATTAAAATCAGATTCATTAAGTTATCCGAAGCTAAATAAATGGCAAATTGTTTGGATCAACAGGTATATAAACGCAGGAGGCAAAGTAATTATCTTGAAAGAGACCCTCTTGGAGAGGTCTCTTAAACTCTACAGACCGGTGTCCGTTTTCACGGATCCTCGTTCCCTCGTCCCGTTTGCCTCGTTCTCGTTCCCGTTACAATGGCCACTGGTCCAGCGCAGGATGGTAACTGAGCTGGGATCTCCTTCGGAAGCAGCGTAATCCTCGTTCTCGTTTCCTGGCCACCGTTTCTTTCCTCTTTGTTTACGGTGGCCTGGTGACGGGACCTGCAGCTCAGGATGCTGGATCTCGTTTCTCGTTCTCGTTTCTGGATAAACCTCGTTCTCGTTCACTGGTCACTGGTAACGTCCCCGCAGCGTGAGCTTCAGGGGGTGCAGACTGGGATCAGGAGAACTTCGTGGTTGACAGGTATCCCATGATGTCGTATGGTCAGACTAAACAAAGGAGAATATATGGCAATAGATTTCGATGCCCTCGATCTCGTTCGAGGAGAGAACAAAGCTCGTTCTTATAACAAGAGAATGGATGAGCTCCAGCAGCAGGTGACTGACCTTCAGGAGCTGGTAACTCAGATGGTAAAAGAACTTCCCGTGGAAAAGAAATGGTCGTTTGAAGAAAGATTAAAAAAAATAAAAGAAAGGCCTTGACATATATCCCATCGTATCTTATATGTACGAAGCCGGTGTGGGTTACCATGACTGCCACTCGCATTAACTACGGTTGATGGCATCGGTTAACCAAAGGAGAACTATGAACAAAAGAACACATTCAACTGGACCTGCAGCTGGTCCCGCAACAATTGACAAACCTGAAGAAGGCAAAGTATACGCACTGACCGGTGCCCCCGGATCTCGCTGCA